CATTATCTTTTAATCGTACATCTCCGCCATCCGCATCAAGGATGATGTCTCCTGCAACGTCTAAAGTTAGGTCGCCTGAACCTACATCAATCTCATTGCCATCTATTGTGATGTTATCTACAGTAAGCCCATCGGCTGTCAGAACCCCTGAGATATCGGCTCCTGTGGAGGTGGTGGCTAGTTTGGCGGCATTGTCGTAGTAAAGAGTTACTGCGCCGTTTGCAGAACAATATACAAAGTTTTCATTTCCTGACTGCTCTGAAAGTCTGACGTTTGCACCGCGTAATATTAAATCTCCTGTGCCTTCGTCGCTAACGTAACTATGGCTACCATCATGATAAATCTGTAAATCATCACCAGCACCAAACTGAGCCTTGACGTTATCGCCTAGAGATAGGTTGCCTGTGAGTGTGCCGCCAGATAGCGGTAGGCCACCCACTTCTACGATAGACTCAGTGCCGTCATCTTTCTTTATGTACATCTTGCCGTGATAGGTGTTGATACCTACTTCACCAAGGGCTAGGTCAGATGTAGAAGGAATTCCACTAGCCCCTGATTGTGCTGATCTTTTTAACTTAATCGTTTGTGCCATATGGCTCTCCTATATGCGTATGTACGCTAGAGATTTATTTAGAATGTACCGCCATCAATTGCTATGTTTTCAACATTTAAAGGAGAAAGAGCATTTAAAGCTGTACCTACAGACCATCTATCTGTTGATTCATCCCAAACAAGATAGGCATTAGCTACTGTGCCTCTTTCAACTTCAAGACCTGCATCAGCACTTGGCGTACTTCCTGAAAAATCTTTGTTTAAAAGAAGAATATTATCTTTAAATACAACAGTTGTACTATCTACAGTTGTTGTAGTACCTTGTACAGTAAGATCTCCAGTTATGATTACTGCATCATCAACAGTAACAGTTGCTCCGCTAGTAGATAGTGTATCTCCACTTAAAGTGAAGTTTCCTAACTTACCATCTACATAACTTTTAACTGCACCTGTGGTAGATAAACTTGTATTGCTTGTACCTAATGATGTACTTGTTTCTATCGAAGTAACGCTTTGGCCTGTAGCAAAACCAACACCACTAGCAGTAACATATAGTTGCGCGCCTAAATTGCCAATTTGAAAACTAATATCGTCGTAACTTTGGCCTGAAGCAGGAACAATGTTCATTCCACTAAGACCGTCATCGCCTCTTAGTGTTAAAGCTTCACCTTGTATTAATAGACCACCGCTACCAATTTCTTTTATTTCTGCTCTACTATTAGTAGTGTCGTAACTTATTTGTAAATTTAAAGAATTGCTTTCACCAAACTGTATGTGTCGGTTATTGTTCATTTGCAAATCGTTAGAACCAGAAGTGTTTCCTGCCGCTAACGTAGCAGATAAAGTATTTGCAGAAGTAGTATCGCTCCAAGGAACGTTAACAACTAAGTTATCACTACCGTCTACTTGAACTTTATATGTACGATCAATAGTAGTTGTAGAATTTTGTGCGGCTTCTGTATTTGTTCCGTCAACATTAGCGTTAAACGTAGTGCCAGAAAGACTAAGTCCTGTTCCTGCGGTGTACTCAGTATTTACCCAAGGTACGTTAACTACAGCTTGTTGAGAACCGTTAAGTTGAATACCATAAGTTCTTAATGCCGTTGTAGTTACAGCATTAGCAGATGTAGATTGCGCTGTACCGTTGTATAATTTAATTCCACCTAATGCAGTAGTTGTTGCTACACCTTGTAAATAACGACCATCAAGATCAACAGTTTCATCTAAATTTGTGCCAACCTGATTAATGGTTAATACACCAGTAGAAGTATTAAAACTAAGTCCATCAGTTTCAATAGATCGATCTGTAAAATACTTACCACCTATCGCATCTACATTAGAAGTAAGCCCCCCCGGTCTGCCAATCCACAACTTATTACTGCTTGCAGAATATGCTAATTCAGCATTAGTAAGTGTAGTCGGAGCATCTGTACTTGTACTCTGTTTGATTGTGATTGTTTGTGCCATTTTCTTGCTCCGTGTTTAAAAGTTTCCACCCTCAAGGGTTGATGTATTATTTAAATAATTACTATCATTACTAAATTGCGAGATTGCTCCACTTACATTAGATAGTACTCGTGTTGCATTAATAAACGTTGTGCCTCCAACCGCATACCCAACAGTATTGTTTAATAAACCTGTCATTGTATCGCCTGTTTTTTCTACAAATCCTGATCCAGAAAAAGACTGCGTAGCTACTGGCTCACCTGTAACTGAGTCAAATCCTAAATATTTACCTTTACGAGTATCTTTTAAAGGTAACTCCATACTCCCAGAAGCTACATCTTCATCTTTTAATCTTAATGATCGATTGATTGCAGTTTGTTGTTGGTTAGTTGCAAGCCATAATCTATCGTAATCATTGTTTACTTCATTAGCTAAGAACGCACCGTTAGCTTGATATGCCGTATCTCTGTCTAAATCCATAGACATGAGTATGTTTATTGCTGTACCCTGTGTAGGAAAGATAGGGTTGTTGTTACTATCTACTAATGTAAATGTAATAGTACCGCCTGATCCTACTCCTACATTTTGTACTGTGTAGTGTGTATTCAAGGTTTGTACAACACCACCCAATAAAACCGTAACGTCTGTAGCATCGTTTAACTGGAACGTGTAGCTATACACATTTTGATTATTTCCTGCGGTATAATCGTTCCTAGTAGTGTTTGCTGTTACTGTCATTTTGGCCTCATATATTTTGCCAATTATACTATTTTAGGGGTTACAAATCTTCCAAAACTTCCATTGGAGTTTCTGCTGGAGCCCACCAATACTCTTGACCATAGTCTCTATATTGTTTTGATCTGATTCTATTTAATGAAGATTGATAGCTTGGGTCAGCCCATAATCTAACATTATCCATCATAGAGTTTTTAAATAATTGTATTTGCCACGGATCAGGAATAATATCTTTTGTAAATTTTATTGATTCTCCTACAATATTAGTATCTCGATCTTCTAAAACATCTTGAATATTTCCAAGCGTTAATCCTCCAAGTTGATTAGCAAATCCTACCATTGGGCCGCCTAAAGAATCAGCATAACTATTTCCGTATTTTTCAACATCTGATATTACGTAATCAGCAAACAAACTTCCTGATCCACCTTGAATAAATGCATCTTTCCAAAATTCTAAATTATCCATTTTTCTTGGTTCTCGTCCTGCCGCAATATCTTTTAATTGCAACGCAAATCCACCCATAAGTGTAGCAGACAGGGTAAATCCGCCTAAATACATCATTTTTCCGCCCGTTGTCGATTGAGTAAAACCTCTGTATAAATGTGTTTGCGCTATCGTCATTGGAAAAGATTTAATCATCATTGCTGATCGAGACATTTGCCCCCAAAATGATCCTCTTTCTAAACCTCCTGTAGCTATTGCCCTAACTCTTGCATCAGGGGTAGGTACAGCATAATCTGTTTCTGACAAAATCATAGAATGAAACTTCATGCTTTCATCTTTAGTTAAGTCGGCAAACTTTGAACCTTTTAAATTTAATGGCTTTGTTGCTCTAAAATTATTCCAGTCTAATTCTGTAATTTGATAATTTTTAAATACTTTCTGTACTGTAGGGTCTAACTGGTTAAATGTTTTTCCAAAATTATCAGATAACATCCCAGAAAATTCCATCCCAAATGCTTTTCGGCCTGCTGAAGTCCACGCTTCTAAACCAGAAAACCTTAATACTGCTTCAGCAAGTTTTACACTTGCTCCAGTACCGTAACTATCTGCAAATCTATTTTGACTGTGAGCGCGACCATACCAATTTTCTATTACTAATCCCATTCTAGCCGCAAAAATTCTATCTTGCTCATTAGTAGGATTCATTTGACTTAATTGACGAGAATATACTTTTACAAAAGGAATTTTGTTATATGCAGACGTAACTAATGTAGAAGCTATATCAGTAACAGATGATAGAATTGCTCCACCCAGCTTACTAGCAACTTGAATATTACGAACAAACTGAAAACCATCAGCTAAAGTTGTTAACTCACCACCATTAATGTCTCCGCTAACAGTTTTATACACTGCATTTAATGTTCCTTTTGTTCTTTCTTTAGGTGATTTACCTCTTTCAATCTGTAATTTTTCTGCTTCAGCTTTTAAAATCTCAAAAGTCTGCTTTGGGTTAGTTCCAAATATATTCATTAGCGCAGTGTCTTGAGCCATTGATTGAATATTATCAGTAATAGTAGTTAAAATGTCTCCTTTGCCAAATTTATTTTGATAAGCAATCCACGACTCTGCGTCTTTAAAATATAAGAATCGTCTTTCAGAACCCTTGCGAGACAATTTAGTCCCTAACCGACCAACAGTAAAATCTTTTGCTTTATTAAGACCGCCTGTAGTAATGCTTTCATATATATATTTAAGAGCATCTTCAAAATTATTGTCAGATAATTGTCTACCCTGATCATCTACTATTTTATTACGATCTAACTTGTTTATAATAAATGCGCGCCACTCTGTAAATTCTGCGGCTTTTACTCTTCGCATATCATGCATTTGAGGCAACAAAAAATCTTCATTTTTAGGAATGCTACCTCCTGCTTTGTTAAAATCAGTACGCATCTCATCAACAAGTTTTAGCCAATCTTGCGCGGCTTTCATAATTTTAGCGTCACCAACATCTTCTCCATACACAGCACGAATAAATTTATTTAATCCTTCCGTATCTTGAGATAAACCAAACATTCTTGTTCTAAACATAGACAAAGAATCAGCCCACTTTGCCATATACCTCATAGAAAAAACTTTTCCTAACTGTTCAACATTTAACAAATTGCCTTTGCCTGTAATGTCTTTGACCATTAAATTCATTAAGCCAGTCATTGCATTATTAGAGCCATGATTTTTGATTGATTCAAATCCTTGAGCAATTCGTATAGACTGAATAGCCTGTTCTCTTTTTAATCTCGATAAATTTTTTACTGCATTTGCAATTGCATCTTCAGGGTTTTCTGCTTTTAATATTTCCTGCCCAAGTTGCTTGCTTATCTTTCCACCCTGCACAGCAATATCAATACATTTACTATATGTACTGTGAAGAGGGTCTAGTGTTTTAGGTGATTTAGCCAAGAGCGCATATCCTCACTGATTCGATTCCTTCAATTTGATCATCAAGTTCTTTCATGTACTCTATACCATCAACCTTTTCACCATTTTTATAAATTGTTGGATTGTCTAATGCATTATAATTAGCCATATCTCTATCGTAATTTTCCGCTAATCCTTCAGAGTTAAGCTGTTCTCTTTGTAATCCTGTTTTAGTTGCTTTAGGAGCAGGAGGCAATTGTGATTCATATTCAACATAATTTGATGGTTGATTCATTCTGTCTTCAAATGCTTTATTTTGGGACAATAACTCCATGTCTTTTTCAACATTACTACGAATAACTTGGCCGTAATATTCTTCTAAAACAGTATTGTTATCAGACAACTCGTTAATATGCATATTAATGCTATCAATTTCAACTTGTGCAGTAGGGTCTTTTAACATTTTAGGATTTCTAATAATACTATCAAGCAAATCAATAGCATCATTCATATCCATAGCATCATAACCAATTTCACGCAATCGCTCAGCAAACAAATCTGGTGAATAACCGCCAGTTTTTCTAAATACAGGCTTACCAAAATCTCCTGCAATTTTTTGCATATCAGCTATGTCAAATCCTGCTTCACTAGCTAATTGTTGTCTATTAACCCCACCATCTTTAGCAATCCATTTTGCCCAAGTTTCATTTTCTTTTTTAATTGTAGTTATTTTTTTTTCTAATTTAACTATAGTTGCATCTCTAGCATCTTCTAGTTTTAGATACTCTTTGTTTTGAAATGCATCATATTCTTTTAAAATATCATCTTCTATTCTAGGAGGTAAGGCCGCTTTTTGTTCAGCTAGTTGTGTACCCATCCTGTCTAAAATGTTTATTGATTCTTGCTCTGGGGTTAACCTAACCTCAGCATTAATTTTATCAGTCGGCTTAGGAGGGCCAACAAACTCTGACGCATTCTTAGAAAGGTTTCTAAAGTATCCAGAAATCCCACCTACTGCCCCACCAAGAAGCCCTGCACCTATAGCTGTAGTGCCAATAGCCATTAAAGCATCTTCAAACTCATAAGGTGAATTAATGTCGTGCTTGTGCTTATATACCAGTGGTTGAATAGCAGACTCAGAGGCTAAGGCAATAGCGGCTGTGTTTCTACCTGTCATTAATGCTTGGCTTAATGTACTCATCCCTTTGTAAGCAGTACCTACACCTATACCCATAGTAGCTACGTTAATAGGATCAAGCATATAACCACCCATGCTTCCTAAAAACTGTGCAAATCCATTGCCACGCTCTATAACATCTTGGTTTTCTTCTCTGCGCTTGCGTAGTATTTCTGTGCGTTCGTCATACAGTTCACGGTTAGTTTTTATTAAGCCTGTATCTTCAGCTAATCTGTCATAATCAAGTTCACCAGTTACATTTGTATATGGATTTAAATTAAACCCTTCGCTAGACATTTTAAAAATTTGTTCATTTCTATCATTATATCCTTGACGATTTAATAAACTAGAAACAGATAATTCTTCGTCTATAACAAAATTAAACGCTGATCCCATTGTTTCAAAAAACGTAGGGTCTTCTTGAAATTCTTGTGGACTACGCAAATTTTGATAATACTCGCGCTGATCTTGATTAGAAAGAATTGGCATTATTTATCTCTTTCTAATATTGGAGTTAAAAACTTTTTGCGTCTAGCCTCTACAAAAGAGCCGCTTTCTTTAGAGCTTTTCATGTCATTAATTTTTTCTTGCGTAACATTAAATATTATTGGCGCACCGTCTTTCCCATAAATAGGAATCCCACTATCATTATAAACGTGATAATTACCTTGGCCTGCAATAGCTTTAATTTGACCGTTAGGAAAGCCAAGAGAATCAAAATAAGCATCAAGATCGTAATCAGGAATACCTCTTGGTAATTGTGTCTGATATCCTCGGATCTTTTTTACACCGCCTGTAACAGCTTGTATAGCCGCTTTAAACTTAGAGGGGTTATATTGGTCTTCTCCAACGTCTAAAGAGCCGTAGTAATAGTTAAGAGCCGCATCAAGGGTATCTCGCTTGTCATTAGGCCCGTAAACAGTACCAACAATATCATTAAAATCTGACATATATCTATCAGATGATTTCAATGTTGTAACTAATTTGTTAGCTAATAAATCTTGTCCTTTAAATATAGTTTCTTGAACAACACGATCACCACTTGCCGCGGCTTGTGCAAATACACCTTGTTGTTTAGGTGCAATTTGACCCCATAAAGCTGAGTTACTACCAAATACATTAACTAACTCTATTTTTTCAGCAGGTGTCATTTGTGTAATTGTATTACTTAATGCACTAGCTTCATTATCTGTAAGCGGTGACACCGCAACTCCATAATGTGCAGAAGCTAATTTAGCTTGTTCTTGTCTTTTAGCAAATGCTTCTTGATTTTCAGGGCTATCAAAATCTTCAGCTAATGGATCAAATTCTATAGGCTCTCCTAATCCTTGAGCTACGTACATACTTATACCATCTTCTCTAGCTTGCCTATTAATATCTGCATTAGCAACTAACATGGCTTTATAAGCATCGGCACGATCTAAACCACCTGTTCGTGCTGACTCGAGCATTTCATTTCTAGCTTGCAATGAAGCAGTAGCAAATATTCCTATTTCATCTGCTAAAAATAACTTTTCTTCTAAAGGTGTACCTTTAGCCATTTCATATATAGCTGTTCTTTCTTGCTCATCAATAGGCTGTCCTAAAGTTCTTGATGTAATGTAATCTTGTACTTTTTCAGAAGTTTCTTTTGTTGAAACTGTTTTGGTTGCTTGTAACCTTGAGTTTTGTCTATTTAAATCTTGTTGTGCACTAATTTCAAATGATCTTAATTCTTCCTGAGAATAGCTACTAGGAATTGATTTTTTTAACATTTCATCTAATGCTGTCATAGCGGCAGAAACACCATCTTTTTCAACAATAGCATCTAACTTTGATAAACGAGTTTGCTCATATATTTTATTTTTTAATTTTCTTTTGTCTTCTAATACACGACTAGCATACTCAGGACTAGCTTCAGCTAAAGCATCCATAGTTAACAACAACAACTCTGACTCAGAATTAACTAACTCTGTATCTCCTTCACGAGCTAAGTTTGCAATATTTCTAACACCAGTATTAATTGAATCAGTTAATGTAATTATATTTTTGTTATTAGCTTCAGTTAAAAAGTTTTTGTTTAATTTTTCTTCGGCAGAAAATATTCTGCTTGCAAGAGCTTCGTTAATTCTAGGTTGAGATTCAGGAGGCAATAGGTTAACAGTAGCTTGCCTGTACGCATTAGCATCGCTTGCAAAACCTTGTGGATTGTCTTTGTACTTTTCTTCTAATTCTTTTATTTTTATATCAGAATCAATACTTATTTCTGCTAAATATGCATTAATAGCATTACGATTAAATACTTCAGATCCAAAACCTCTACGTGTAGGAACTTCGCCAAATACTTTTTTACCTTCTTCGTCTACAGTAATAGCTTGTTCTACAGCTTCTTGTGCTTGCGCAGGAGCCTCACGTTCAGCTTTAGCCCTTCCAAACTGTTCAGCAACACTAGCTACAGTAGCTCCTAATCCAGCAAGAGCTTGCATACGTTTAGCCGCAGAGTCATCTACCCCTGTAGGGCGGAACTCTCCATAAAAACCAACACGTTGTTGTCTAGGTTGCTTTGCCATTATTACTTATCCTGTGTAATTGTCTCATATGCACCTACAACGCTAGGCATAGATTTTAATAATGTAGATGTAGCTTGAATATTAGCAGTGCCTCTATCTAAAGCTCCTTGTCGTTTTATTTGGGCTCTTTTTAATTTTTCTGACACAGATATAATTTGTTCACTAGCACCTATTTCTTTAGACGTTTGTAATGCAATACTTTCAGGTGTTACACCAGATACTCCACCAGCCGCCATAGACACTGCATTAGCCGCAAGGACTTTATTTAACTCTTGTCTTCTTTGTAATTCACGAGCTTCTGCGGCCATTTTTTCTTGCCTTGCACGTATCTCAGCTTGCTCTTCTTGTGCTTTGCCAGCTTCAACTTGACCGTAAACACTTGCGGCTGTACCAGCAATAGTTGCATAAGCGGCTAATAATGGAAACATTTTATATATCCTCTAAATTTACGAACTAATCTCATATCCAATTGCTTGCAGATGGAATGGTGTTGGGTCTGGTATTGTAATAATAGGAGTAACTTCTCTATCCCATCCGTTACCACCGTGGTTATCTTCTATAATTCCTGTAGAAGGTATAAGGGATGAGTTTAAAGGGCTATTCCCTGCATCTCCAAACGTTCTAACAGGTACTAAGTTTCCATCTATATAAACACCAGCACTATTGTAAACACGCAGATTCATGCGATCTATACGCTTCTGGCTTAATACTGTTTGCGAGCCATTAGGCGATCTTGTGTTTAATGGCATTCCTCTAATTTCACAGTTAAAGTTTTGCCCTACTTCTATCACATCTGTTAGTGCGGCTTCAGTAGATGTTAATGTAATAGTTCCTGTAGCACTCACTGTTCTAGATGGAAGACTACTATTACCAGCTACAACCTCTACCGTATCTCCAGCTAAATGTAAGAGGCCAGACAACGTAGTGCTATGTGGTGATGTGTATTTAACACTGCTGTCCATTTTGTAATCAAAAGTCATTTGATCTATAGTAAAACTGTTTCCTCGCTGGCTATAAGTAAACAGCGTATTGTTTACCGTTACACACTGTTTAAATAAATCTGCGCTACCGTTATCACGTACTTGGTTAAACTTTGTATAACCGTTTATATCTTGATCACGCAACGTGTTTAAAACAACAGCCGTACCATCTTGGTTAATAACAAATACATAGTTAGCATCTTCTGATGTTGTACTTGTTACTATGTCCATATCTTCAGGACTTACTATTAAATGTGACGCTAATACTGATAAATCAATACTACGATATGCATCTTCATTGTAGTCATACAAGTATTGTCTTAAACTCCTACCATTGCGATCTACAAATAAAATAGCGCCATCTAATGCTGTAGTAGGAACCTTAACGCTAAAACTACCGTGCTGTGTTTGTTGTTGTATATTAATCGTTGTAGGCGTGTTACCTGTGACTTTGTACTCAGCACCCTCTGTAAATATTTGTAATCCACGATCACCTACAATATCTACAATATCACTTTGCGATCCATTTATACTTACAAAAATAGCCTCGTCATCATCGCCTTCTTCAAGATAAAAATCTAAAAATGATCCAGCTTTAGATGCAAAAACACTTTGAGGTTTGTCTCTTGTTCCACCAAACCATAATCGACCACCAGCAAATACACCGTTTTTAGGATAACCTCTAGTAGCACTCCATACATCTTCTTTACGTGAAACGCCTTGAGTAATATTGCTAAATGCTATCGAATTGTTAGTTCCATCAAGCTCAGATGTTGGAAATGCAGACCACTCTTTAAAGTTTTTTGTAGACTCTCCAGATACAGTAATAACAAATGCAGAGTTTCCTCCTGTAACAGCAATACCTGTGTCACCGAATATAGGCATTTCTTGCAAATTCTTTTCAATATTAAATGCACTAGATGCGGCATTTCCTGTTAAAGTAATATTTTTACTTAGCACACCTTCAACATCTATTTGAAATCTATCTCCAACACTAAAATTACTAAGAGTCATAGTTGTGACATAGTTTGTCGGAGAAGGACTAGAAGCATCATTAAAATCAAACTGTGGCACATTTAAAAATGGCGCATCATCAAATTTAAATATATTGTTGCTGTTTAAATTATATATTAATCGTTTAACTGGAACATTTTCGTTAAACATAAGTAATACGTTTTCATTACTTGCTACACGTTCAGGAAAATTAGTCTCTATGTCTGTTGCTACATCTTGTTTAAATGTAGGTATGTCATTTGCAACTTGATATATGCGCAAATTTTTATTAGTAAATAAAAGCAAATAACTACTGCTAATGCTTATTTCAAATTTATGCATTTTTATGTCACTATGAATCGCGCCAGTTACATTGTAGAAATGCATCTCTGCTAAAGAAACATTGCACGTACCTAAATCTGTAGTACCAACTCTAGCTAATCTCCAATCTTGGTCTAAGAAAGGGGTAGGCACACCATTGTTTAAAATGGTAACTCTAAATGTTTGGTTAAAATCAGTTAACGTAGGAACATTAGCAACCGTAATCCATGCACCGCCAGTTTGTTGATATTGAATAACAAACTCATCGCTAGTAGCATTAGCAGTAGTTAACTTAATGTTTATTAAATCTATATAAGCAATAGTCTGCTGGCTGGTAAATTGATAAGACGCGACAACAAAAGGATTAGTAGTTCCTATTCCTGCTGTAGTAGTACCAAAAGTTGTAAGGTCATCATCATTAAGATTAGCCGCAGTACCACCGCTAGGCATAGTAGCTGTAGGAGCAGAATACTTAGCTACCACTGGTGCTGGAGTTGTAACAAACTTAAACCCTGCTCTACGCTTTACTCCTCCTTGTGGAACAGTAACAACATTAGTAGCAGTTTGTAAGCCTTGGTAGTATTGATCAAGATCTGTTCGACCTTTTACGATTGGCGATAACTCACCACTTACAAAACTATTTTGCAAAAAGTGACTTTTAGCCATTAGAACCTCACATCAACAAACGGCCTACTGGTAAGCGGAGTGATAGGATGTTGTTGAGAATCAGTGTAACGCGCCATATTAGATGCGTTAATATATTCTTCATTCATCAATTGTTTGGTAGAAGCACTGTCTCTAATAGACATAGCAAAGTCTTTAGCTAGTGCGTACTCAACCATTTTAGAAAAGTATGCAGGCCATGTAGCCTCAGATACAGTATAGATGTAATCGCAGAATAAATTTGTGTCATAGTTACAGTAAACGCGATCACCAAGAATTTGGTAATTAATGCTAGGGTTCATTTTAATAAACACTAACAAGTCAGATGGCAGTTGATACATAACATCGTATTCAGTGCCTACTGGTGTTTCATTAATTTTAGATAGCTGTGCTTTTTTACGTGCAAATCCCCAACGATACTTTGTAAGCTCATTGTGAACAATGTTGTCATATAGATTGTTAGCAACAGTTTGTGCGCGAGTGTTGCCAGTTAACGATGTAATAGGCAAATCACCAATTAAAATTAAAGCATTAGAAATTAAATTGATTTTACTTGCCATAATAGACCTTTATGTAGATAGAAAGGGGGCCGAAGCCCCCAATCAGTTAGGCATCACCAAGAGCAGTGCCAGAAGCCAAATCAATAGAAGTAGTTCCATTGTTTGTTTTTACAAAAGTAGCAGTTACCGCAACACCGTCAGTATCAACAACTAGAACAACATCACCAAGATGGAGTTCACTGATAGCTGAAAGCATATAGTTAGAACCTGTTACAGTTGCAGGAGCATCAGTAGACGCATACACCCACAATGGGCGAGAGTTTCCTGAACCACCAATTCTAGATAAACCAGATCGTGCAAAAGCCATGATAGTTCTCCTTATACGTTATCTTTGTATTCAACTTTAACTAGACCACCGTTGTCACGGACAACAGATCCAGCTTTGAGCATACCGTTGCACAAGTATGAAGTGCGCTCTGGTACATAGTCGATTGATGTTTTCATGTCGATGCCAATAGCAAGTCCAACAGCATCTTTCTGGAAGAACCAAGAATCAACAGTGTTTCCAGCTACAGTCAAACCACCTTCAGTACGATCTTCAAGAATGATGAAAGTAAATCCAGCTAGGCTGTTAACATCACCAGTTACCAAAGCTTTAATAGTCTGGTAATCAGCGTTAGTTGCTTTCTCATCTTTAAGAAGTCCACCAAGACCAGCAGAGTTAACTGCCGCG